TTGTCCTGTGAGTGCGTCGGCGTCAAAAGGTAAAAAACTACGCTTCGGTCCATGTCGTGTACCCCGTGGCCATTCCCATCTGGGCCTTCTGTTCGTCGTAGGATTTCTTGAGCCGGTCATAGTCATCCGGCTGGCCGAAGTTCATCCGGCAGTAGGTGATCACCGCCCGACGGACGAGAAGGTCCGCCGTGTCCGCGTTTGCGACGCCCGCCAGTCTCATGTCGATAAGCGCCGCGCCTATGAGGTCGGTCAGCTCCGTGTCGAAGGCTTCCGTCGTCACTCTAAGCGCCAGTTTCACAGCATTAAGCATCTCGTCCATCGGGTTCCTCCGTTAGTTAGGCATTGACGACGCGGCAGAAGGCTTTGTCGGCAACAAGGCCAAGGCCGACGTATTCGCGGCCGACGATCTTCACGACATCGGATTCCGCCAGGCTCAGATCGTCATACTTCAGGGTGATGTTGTCGCCGTTCGGGAAGTTCGCCTGGGCGCCCATGCTGAAGTCGCCGACGATCAGCCAGGCACCGGTGCCGCCGATTTCCGCCAGGGTGTTGTTGAAGAGCACGGGCAGACCGTCGAACGGATCGACCGCATATTCTGCGGCGTTCTGAGCGGCCTTGAACTGAGCATAGGTCATCTTATTCATGACGATGACCGGATTGACGGCTTCGTCAGAGATGTGGGCGAAGGCGTTCGCCACAATGCCGAGCAGGTCGGCGCTGCCGCCGGTGATCTCGGCCACGGAGACGGCCGTCGCGGAAGCGGTGGTCGGGGCAGCAGTGATCATGCCGATCAGAGTGTCTTCGGCCTTCTTCGCGATCTTATAGGTCAGCTCGTCGTAGACGTATTCCAGGAACTCCTGGCCGCCCATGTCGACGGTTTCATCGGAGATCTTGATCCACTTCTTGATGCTCTGCGGGATCATGGAGACGACGCCGAAGGTCAGGGTCTCATCGGCAGGGGCGTCGGTGCCTTCCACATGGACAGCAGCATCGGTGGCGGACAGTTCGAAGCCGATCTTCACATTGCCGCGAAGGTAGGTCTTGCGGACGAGGTCCATCAGGCCGAGGCGTTCCCACGCGGTCTTGATTCTGCCTTCGACAAACTCAGGCACCGGAAGCTGACCGCCGGAGACGTTCGTGGTCTTCAGCAGGGCGCGGCATTCATCGTCTTTGCCGGTCTTGATGTAGCTGGCAAATGCGTCGATGTACTCTTTGGAATTGCGGATTTCGATTTCGCTCATTTCTTTTCTCTCCTCTACGGGTTTCTCGATAGTCTTTCCCTCGCCTTTGATCACCTCGGCCATTTCGGCCTTGCGGGTCTCGATCTCGGCGCGGATCTGCGCGACTCTTTCCTCGATGATCTCTTTTTCTGCTTCGATGGCATCGAGCGCGGCAGAGTCAGCCGTCGGGATCTCTTCACGGATCTCAGCCTTGCGGGCTTCAATTCCCTCGAGATCCAGAGTCATGATTTCTTCTCTGGTCATTTCAGCCAGTCCTCCAAAAGCATTTTTCTGCGTCTAAGCTCCAGCGCCTCAAGTCGCTCCGCCTTCACTCGCTCGATCACTCCGTCGGCAAGGTTACGCGCCGAGATCTCCGTCGCATCATTAGCCGGCAGGCTCACCGCGCTCACGTCGTAGACCTTCCGCACGGACTTGATGATCCTGGTCTCGAGCTGCCTCCCATCGGGAGCCGTCTCGGTCTTCCACTCATCTCTGTCTCTGTTCACGGAAAAGCCCCACGACATCTTCGTGGTGTATCCGCCTTTTATCTCTTCAAACAGGCCCCGGCCGAGGCTTGTCCCTCCGAGTCTTGCTTCCATCGCCAGACCGTGGGCGTCAGGGTCCACGATCAGCGTGTCGTTTGAGGTGCGGGCAAACACCCGGCCCTCGTGGTCGTACTGCATGATGATGTCGCTCATGTCGGCGTCGCGCAGTGCGTCGTGGTCGATGATCTCTCTCAGGATCATGTCCTCGTCCTCGTACAGGACGTATGGATCATCGAAGGTCGTGGCATAGCCGCGGACGGTGTAGTCTCCGTCTTCGACGGCTGCCATTGTCATGCTTCTGTATTCTCTGTCATTCTTCACCGGCATCTTCTTCCTCCTGTTCATCGACGGTCACGACCGTCTCTCCGGCCGCCGTCTTCAGTGCGTCCGCGTTCTTATACTCGCCGCGGATAGATCTCACATCCCCGCCAGGAACCGGCGGGAAGTTGAACAGCGCACGGCCCTCGTTGATGCTCATGACTCCTCGATCGAGCAGCTGCTGAGCCATCGCGACCTTTGACGATGTGCTCATGTACTGCAAACGGTTCGCAGCTGCGAAGAACTGCGCTCCGTTGGATCTCTCCCTGAGTGAGAACATCGCTTTCGTCATCGCCTCCGAGATCTGGATCGCGAAGGGCTCGACGCAGCCGTTAAAAAAGGCGTCCAGCTCGTCGCCGTTCGCCACATTGCTCATCACTTTTTCATTCACTCCGAAGTACAGGAAGACGTTCTTCTGGATTCTGTCCATCTGTTCAGCGTCGAGCGTGTACTGTGCGGAGTTGATCTGCTGGATGTTCTTGTAAGTGTTCGGGAAGAGGATGAAGCCGTCCGTCTTCGCGTCCCTGGCGAAGTTCTTCTTTGCGAATCTCTCCCGCTCTTTGTCCAGATCTTCCTCGTCCGCGAAGTTGTCGGCCTGCGCCATGAAGTTAAGCGCTCCGGAGTTCTTCACGGCCTCCTTGATGCCCTGCCGGTTGTAGTCCAGCAGTTCCATCGCGCCGTCAAGAGATCCGTTGTCCTCTCCGAAGAAGTCATGCCTAAACTGGTACTTCGTGAGGATGCAGCAGAGCCTGAGCTCGACAGCTGCGTTTCCGTCGGCGAAGTGATACTTTAGCCATGGCTCTTTCTTGTACTCCACGACTTCGCACTTTTCCGGAATGACAGGGTAATATCCTGTAACGATCAAATCCGCGTCATACACCGGAACGATGATGCAGGTATTCTTCGCGTCCAGGATCGTCGACACTCTGTAAAAGAACTGGCTCCAGGTCTGCCATTCGTTCGGTGCATGTTTCAGCTTCGCCTGCAAAGAAGGCCTCGCAGATCCGTAGATGATCGGCTCCAGCTTTGAGATGTGCCGCGCCCTGGCGTCTATCGCCGCACGGACTAATTCGCTTTCGTAGATCTCACCGCCCCATGAATGGAACACGGGCCGGTAGCCGTTAAGCTCGGAGAAGACCGTGTAGTGGTGCAGCACTCTATCCGACTCGCGGTCTTTCTTAAAGATTTTCTCAAATAGGCTCATCCTATTTCCCCTCATTCATGAGACGCTTTCCAAAAGTCTCATAGTGTTTCTGCCGGACGGTCATCGCGTCCAATAAGGCAGCCGTGCCGTCGATGTGATCCATCGGCGAGAGCTTGATCAGCTTTCCTCTCCCTCTCTCGACGGACATCTTCACGGCGGAGTTTAAAAGATGCACCTTCAGGAGGTCGTTGTCTCCGATGTGCATCTTGCCGTCTTTTAATATTCCTTCCGTTTCCTGAATCACTCCCCAGAGGTTGTCGCCCTGGAAGACGTCATCAGTGTGGAAGCCAGACCCTTCCAGATCCTTGATCAGGTACTGCGCCGAGTATCTGTCATACCCGACCATTAAAGGGTAAATCTTGTATTTCTTCACAATGTCCAGGCACCAGCTGTACACGTCATGGTAGTCGATGAAGTTATCTCCCGACAATGACAACAGCCCTCGGTTGATGTATGCCTGGTAAGGAAGGCCGTCTCTCTGTGAGGCCTCGTCTATTCTCGCAGCCGGCAGCCAGAAGTGAGCGAATGCGTATATGTCTCCGCTCCGCTCGATCAGCAATACCGCCGCCGAAAGGTCGGTCGTCTGTGACAAGTCGATGCCGATCACCGCATAATGCTTCGTGAAGTCCTCGATCTTCAGAGGCGCCCCGCAGGCTTTCTCTACGACGCTCGCCGGAAGCCATGCAAGGGAACTGTTCTGCTTTAGGTTGCAATACTTAGTGATGAACTCGGCTTTCTTCGAGAGAGATCCTTCCGCGACCGCGATCTCCTCCAGGAGGTAGTCAACAGAGACGGAGACGCCGAGGTTCGGGTTCGACTTCCGGAGCTCGTTGATGTCGTTCCACTTCTCGATGTCGTCGATCATGTAGAGCACCGGCAGGAGGCGGGACTCCTTCGAGTCTCCAAGAAGGAACCGCGTCGCCCGCTTCTGGATCTCGTCATAGATCCCGTCGTTGATATAGCCGGAAGTGGAGCAGGACAGAAGCATCGCCTCGGGTCTGGCGCCCATCGCGCTCTTCATGACCTCGTACTGCTTCATGCCCTTGTCGCCTTCCCATGCCGCGATCTCGTCGCAGATGCACAGGGAAGGGTTGAAGCCGTCGGACTTCTTCGCGGAGAACGCGATCTTCTTCACGGTGGAGTTTGTCGACGGGATGTATAGATCCGTCTGTCGCCTCCGCTCCAGGTCGCTCGTGTCGTTCACCCGTTTGTTGTGGTAGTCCTTTTCGCCGGCCTTTTCTTTCCGCGCCTGGTAGTCAGGATCGAGCTCAGTCATGACCCACACGTTCGAGTAGATGATCTCGGCCTGCTCCAGCTTCGGCGCGATCGTGAAGACTCGCGTCCCGAATCCGTCCGTCGCCCAGATGTATCGGGCTATAGCCGCCGCGAATAAGCTCTTCCCGTTCTTCCTGGCAACGATCAGGACGACCTCGCGGAACTGTCTGTTCCCGTTTCCGTCCACGATCCCGAACATGCATGACAGGAGCGCTTTCTGCCACAGCTCCAACAAAAAAGGACCAGGCGCGAGCGGTCCTTCTGTGTGGAAGCAGTGCTTTTCTATCCAGTCAATGGCGTTGTTAGCCTTCTTCGCGTCGTAGAAGAACCTTTTTTCTTCCAGTCCGCGGACGATATATTCATACAACAGGCGCACCCAGCGGCCCACGACAACGGAGCCGTCTTTTATGTCCTGATAGTATGCGTAAATATAGCTTTCTCCCTGCATTTCGGCCGTCCTTCTCCTGCCTCCTTGCTTCACGCTCTCGTTCAGCCTTTTTCAAGAG